CAATGGATTATCCTAGAAAGAAGAACTAATGTTTAGCATCATTGATGACACGATGAACATTCTTAAGTCGATGAATCTTGATGCTCAAAGAGTCTCAACCCCGCCTGGGTATGCTGGAATCCAAGTTAATCTGCCCAACGATGCCCAAGCCTTTTTTGTGTGGACGAAGATAGACCAAACCGATTATCACTTTCGGTTGGCTCGTTTTTGGGCTAACGAAAATCCCTTCTCAATGTGGGTATCGCCAAACCTAATTGAAGCCTTGGCTAAGACAAGGGTTATGGCTAACCAATAAAAGGCTCAAATTACACTTATGGTATTCTTCATCTGTCAAGACCCGAGGTTAGTTTTATTAGCCCTACGCTAAAAAACTTGCCTCTAGTTTGTTAGGAGCATAAATTGGCAAAACCCCGTACCCGTAAAATGGTGAATCTTGCTATTGAGGAAACGAGTGGCGTAGACCATCCAGCGCACTTACATGAAGGTTGGCTTGTAATGAAGTCAGCATCCGAATCTGAAGTTCAGAGGGTTCTCGACAAATCGCTGACCGAGGAGGACTCCAAAATGGAGAACATGAAAACTACCGAGGCAACTGAAGAGCAGGTTGAAAAAACCGTTGAGGAAGAACTTGCGGCGGCACAAGCCCGTATCGCAGAACTCGAAGCCAAACTCGCCGAAAAGGAACTAAAGCCTGAAAATGGCGAAGAACCTAAAATCGAAGTTGAAATGGCGATGGGTCAAGATGAATCAACAGAACCTAAGAAAGAGGAAGAGGAATATCTAAAGTCCGCTCCTACTTCAGTTGTTAAAATGATTACAGACTTAAAAAAGCAAGCAGACGCGGCTACCGCTGAACTTCGCAAAGAGCGTATTGCCCGTGCTGATGCACAGGCAGTCGAAAAGGCAAAGGGTTGGGCTAACCTCAACATCAATGCTGAAAAAGTTGGACCAGCGCTTCGTCGCTTGTCTGAGACAGATTCAGAACTAGCAAAGAGCGTTGAAGAGATTCTTTCTTCTGTTAATGCTCAGGCTGAATCAGCATCTATTTTTGCAGAAATCGGCAAATCTGCGGACTTCAAATCAGGCAATGCTTATGAGCGTATGACTACGCTTGCTAAGTCTGCTGTTGAAGAGGGTGTAGCAAAGTCATTCGCACAGGCGATGGCTGATGTTGCGTCAAAAAACCCTGACCTTTACAGCCAATACCTATCCGAGAAAGGTGCCTAAAACATGGCATACGAAATCTCCAATTACTCGGTAAAGGTCACCCTCGTTGCAGGTGCCGACCTTTCCGCTAAGCAGTACAACTTCGTCAAGTTGAATTCATCAGGTGAGGCAGTCGCTATCGCGGCAATCACAGATATTCCAGTTGGCGTTTTACAAAATGCTCCAACTTCAGGACAAGAAGCAGAAGTTCTTGTTTCAGGTGGAACTAAACTCGTAGCAGGAGAAGCAATTACTCTTCCAGCGTTCTTGAGCGTTACCTCAGCAGGTAAGGCAGACAAGATTGCTACAACCGACACCACTCAATATGTTGTAGGTCAGGCACTTACAGCGGCAGGAGCCGATGCTGAAGTCATCACCGCCGTTGTTAATTGCTCAAACCCAACAAGAGCGAACTAGGGGGCTAACTAAAAATGCCACAGCCACATATCAATTCCGTCCATGTGGACGCAATTCTCACAAACATCTCGGTTGCTTATTTACAGAACCAAGATAACTTTATCGCTGACAAGGTATTCCCAGTAATCCCTGTCGATAAGAAGAGCGATAAATACTTTACTTACACCAAGAACGATTGGTTCCGCGATGAGGCTCAACGCCGTGCGCCTGGAACTGAATCTGCTGGTGGCGGTTACAATCTTTCAACAGGAACATATTCAGCAGATGTGTGGGCTTTCCACAAGGATGTTGATGACCAAACTGTTGCTAACGCAGACGCTCCTCTAAACCCTCTTCGTGAGGCAACAGAGTTCGTTACTCGTCGTTTGATGCTTCGTCGTGAACTACAATGGGTATCCGATTTCTTCGGAACTGGTGTATGGGCTGACGATGTAACAGGTGTTGCTGGCGCTCCATCATCAGGACAGACAAAGCAATGGAGTGATTACACTTCATCTGACCCAATCTCTGACCTAGAAGCGGCTAAGGCTGAAATTCTAGGAAACACAGGTATGGAAGCGAACACTTTGGTTCTTGGATACGATGTATTCAAGTCACTAAAGAATCACCCTGACTTGGTAGACCGTATCAAGTACACATCTTCACAGACAATCACAACCGATATGCTCGCGGCAATGTTCGACATTCCTCGCGTAATGGTTGCAAAGGCAGTCAAGGCAACAAATGTTGAAGGTGCGGCAGAAGCCTACGGCTTCGCTCATGGTAAGAAGGCTCTTCTTTGCCATGTTGCTCCTCAGCCTGGGCTATTGACCCCTTCTGCTGGATACACATTCGCATGGACTGGTGTATCAGGTGGACTTGGCGCAACAATCGGAACATCACAGTTCCGTATGGAATCCATCAAGTCAGACCGCGTTGAAGCAGAAATGGCTTTCGATAACAAAGTCATCTCCGCTGACCTCGGCTACTTCTGGAACACAATCGTCGCTTAATTAGTTCAAAGAAGGGGGTGGGACTTTTGACGGTCTCACTCCCTTCCTTTATTTAGGAGAAAAAAATGGCATTAGTAAACAGACTTACAAAGGGTGAAGCGGCAGTTGGCGCTCTACAAATCGGCGACAACGACATGGTTTACGGTATCGAATTCGGTACAGTAGAAATCGACCCCGCTAACCTCAACGCAACAACCCGTGGTGCAACAACATTCACATTAACTGGTGCGGCTACAACCGACATCATTATTGTGAATCCACCATCAGACTTGAACGATGATTTGATTTTCTGTGGAGCGGCTGTAACAGCGGCAGATACAGTATCAATCTATCTTTACAATCCAACCGCAGGTGCAATTAACCAAGCGGCCGCAACATTCTCATATTGCTGGATTGACACAACTGCGTAATATGAAAGCACAAATTCTTAAATCAATGATTGTTGATGGTCGCAAACTTGTGGCTGGAGACATCGTAGAAGTCAAAGGTTGGCGCCACGCTAAGTCTTTGGCTAATAATCGCTACATCAAATTGATTGAAGAAGATGTAGTTGAAGAAGTAGCAGAGGCTCCAAAGCCAAAGGCTACAAAGAAAACAAAAGAAGTCGCTGAATAGCACGGAGGGCGATTCGGTAAAATGGGTCGCCCTTCTCTTTCTTAGGAGTTTATATGGCTGTATCACACGCAATCGTTTCAGTAGGAACTACTGCAACCAAACTTACCTCAGATTATGATGGTAAAGACGGTCAGACTATCAATGTTCAGAACCCTTCAGGTGGAGCAACTGTCTACCTTGGTGGCGAGGGAGTAACAACTAGCAGTTATGGCTTCTTATTAGCCGCTGGAATCTCTTTTAGCATTGAACTTCAGGATGATGAAAAACTCTATGCTGTGGTTGCTTCAAGCACACAGAATGTAAATATCCTTCGTCAAGGCACTTGATAAATGCCTTTACCAACGACATTATCTACCTGTACGGTTGTTGGGACTTATGTAGATTTGAGCGGTAACCCTGTTCGTGGCTCAATCAATATCACCCCGCAGACGATTCTTAAAGAGGTTACACAGAATGTAATTATCATTCCTGTTGTAATTCAAAAGACTTTTGATGCCACAGGTTCCTTTTCTGTCGTTCTTCCTGTAACTAGCGATACAGATGTAACACCGCAACCTTTTATTTATACTTTTGAAGAAAACTTTACAGGCGGACGCACAATCGAATTGGCTCTTCCTCTATCGGTAGCAGGAACAACTCAGAACTTAGCCGATTTACTACCAGCCCTTGATTCCGCAGATGCGGCCGCTTATGTATCCGTAGACGCTTATCAGGCTTTATTAACTCGCTATAATGGTGCAGAAAGTATTCGGGTTCTTGTTGTTGATGCAGATGAAAAAGCAGATGACGCAGAGACTTACGCGAGCGACGCTTCCAAAGCGGCGGGCGCTCTAGCCAATTACAACACTAACCAGTTGATGATGATGGGGGTCTAAAATGGCTGAACCGTATGTACCCATTGCTCGATACACCACCGCTAACTCTTTACTCACAGAATTAGAAGTTTCAACAACTGAGGCTTCAACTAATACTGCTCTATTATCAACCGCAGTTAGTAGTGCATTAACATCTAAGCAAACAGCAGAAAATCTTGTTTCTTCAGGATTTGATTTATTCTTTTTGGTGGGTTGCTAATGGCACTAGCCCCATCAATAACTACGGTAACTCTTACTGGCAATTATGTAAATTATGAAGGTGCGGCGATTGCTGGACAGGTTCGATTTACTCTTGGAGAAGTTCTTCGTAATGGTACAGATGACCAAATGGTTGCCCCTTCTAGCATTGTAGTTCCTCTAAGTGCGGGTGCTTTTTCGGTCACTCTACCCGCTACAAACGACCCCGATGTTATACCTAACCCTTTTGTCTATACCGTCGAAGAATCCTTTGCTGGAGGGCGTACATACACGATTTCGGTGCCTTATACGACTGCTGGCTCACTAGATTTAGCCGACCTTAGCCCTACCCCTACCCTTAGTGAGAACTTCGTACAGGCTATCGACGAAACAAGTTTTGCGGGACTTGAAACTAACATTGCCGCTTTAGATGTCTTAATCAATCAGACAACAGATAAGATTCTTGCTTCAGGAAAGTATTGGTACATCCCTAGTACATACGCCACATACACGGCGTTAGATACTGCGTTTGCAACTTATACCGCATTAACCGCTAGTGAGTACAGTTTGGATGGCGCAGATGTTTCTGCCTTCGTCACCTTGGCTCAAGCCTCAGCGTCAAGTGCTTCAGCAAGTGCTACAACAGCCACAAATAACGCGACTGGTACAATCAGTCCATTACTTCTAATCGGAGGATAACCGTATGGCAACAACCTATAAGGTATTGGGTCAATCCAATCCCTCAGCCACGACTGCTACAACTCTGTATACCTGCCCTGCCTCAACACAAACGGTTATCTCTACCATCACAATTTGTAACCAAGCGGCAAGTTCAGGAACATACAGAGTTGCTGTGCGTCCAAATGGAGCAACACTCGCTCCTGAACACTATGTAGTTTACGACGCTACTATTCAAGCCAACACAACAGCGGCTTACACTTTAGGTCTTACCATTGATGCTTCAGATGTTGTAACTATTTACGCATCAGCATCAACTATGTCATTCAACGCGTTCGGAAGCGAGATAGCATAATATGGCAATTACCACTAATGGAGGCGCTGGCGTAACCGCAGATGCGGTAGCCACCCTTAGTAATAAAACTCTTGAAGCACCAGTAATCAATAACGCGACTTTTACAGGCGCTCAGGCTGGTCTTGAAATTAAATTTGGTAACAACATTGTTCTTGAAGGAACAACTGACAACGCTTTTGAAATGACTCTTTCAGGCGGAGACCCAACGGCTGACCGCACTATTACCCTTCCTGATGTAACAGGTACAGTTGTAACAACTGGAAACTTGACAGCCATCACAACAGTTACAAGTGCAACTCTCACTAGCCCAACAATTACTGGTGCAGTATTTAATGATGGTTCAGTAGTATTTGAAGGCACTACCGCTAACGATTTTGAAACTACTTTAGCGGTAACAGACCCAACAGCCGATAGAACAATTACTCTTCCTGATGTAACTGGAACGGTAGTAACTACTGGCAATTTATCAGCAATTACAACTTTGACTAGCCCAACAATTACTTCTCCGACGATTACTGGAGCAATTTTTAATGATGGCTCAGTAGTTTTTGAAGGTGCAACAGCAAACGACTTTGAAACAACTTTAGCAATTACAGACCCAACAGCGGATAGAACAATCACATTCCCTGATTCAACAGGTACGGTTGCGCTTAC